TCTTTAAATTTTCCCAATGACTACCCTCTGGTTTCTTATCAATAAACTTAACAACCCCTAATTTATTACACATATTAAATAACTCTGCAAATTCTACAGGTGGAGGACTAATATTAGGTATTCTTTTGCACTCTTTTATAAGTTCAAGTTGGGTTTTTATTTTACTTTTCTTCTGCATTTCTGCAATATACTCATCACTACACACAGCACCTAAAGGCATTCTAAATCTAAAACCTAGTGTTTGATTTTGTGATTCAGCACTAGAGCCAGATTTGTATTCGTTTTGTCTAACTTCTGTATAAGTTTCCCAATGGCCTCTTTCACAAGTTCCATAGTCATTTAGATATTCATTCCTTGCTTGAACGTAAGTTGCAACGCAAAGAAAGAATGCGATCCATAATAAATTATCTCGTAAGGTCTTTAAGGTCATAGGTATGATCCCTCACTGTGTCTGCTAGTTGTCTATATAAATTTTCTGCCATAGACCATGTTGCTTCTGCTGCGGACAGTCTTTGTTTAAGGTCGTTAATATCTGCTGTAGAGTTAGTTATTTTAGACTCCATCTTAAAAATAGTTTCTTGGTTAGCTGTAATAGTATCTGTTAAAGATAATACATATCTTACCGATGTAAATGTTCCGGCTATGATTGCTGCCACAACAGGAACAATTACAATATTTTTCTTAAACCACTCTAATTTACTTTTTGTTTTTTTCATTACTTATAAAAACCTTTAAACACCCAGTCTACCCACTTGTTCCAAAGTTGTTTTGCTTTATCCCAAATTTTGCAACAAATATTTTTACATTTTTCAATCATTTTTTTTCTCCTCAATTTCGTAGAAGAAGTTATCTGTGTCCTCAGTCTTCCACTTACTTGTGTTTTCAACATTCCACTCAGAAGTTTGCACTTTCCAATCAGGAATATTATCTTTCACTGTAAATGAAGGTATATCCCAAATGCATCTGTTGTTAGGTTGTGCTGCATAGTTCCCATCGTCAAGGGCTATGATGTGAGCACATTTATGCTCGTGCGGTATCTCTGAGTGATCCGTATCTAATATATTAGCTTCAGGGTGGGCAAAGTCAACCGTAAATAAATATTTACCAGGATGCCATTTCTTATCTTTTCCTATGTATTTGCCTGCTTGTGATTCTAAAATATCCCAATTAGTAACAGCAGGATAGTAACTAAAACAATTCCAAAGCTGTAGCTCATCAAGTCTACGCCTAGGAACATCTTCCGGTTTAAAACCTCTTTGAATGAATGCAGATATCGGGAGACGATAGAAGACAGCTCCATTTTCCATAATACAATGAAAAAGCACACTACGCCCCGTAATAGCCGATAAACCAAAAATAATACAGTCTTCAACTTCACCATGATGTTTTTTAAGATCATATAAATATTCTCTCTTAATTTGTGCATAAGTTACCGGTATGTTTGCATTTAAATAAGCCATAAGTTAACCTCATTTTTTACAGTCACCCCAACTACTTCCTGTCAAACAATTAACTTTGTTTTTAATAAGTAAAGGAAGGGACTTTTCCATTACATTTTTTATTGTTTCTTTTTCTTTATCATCTTTTATAGATAAACACAATTCATCGTGAATTTGTATCTGAGGTAAAATGCCCCTCTCATACAATTGAACCATAGCTTTTTTTGTCATATCAGCTGCGGATCCTTGTATTAATCTATTCAAAGCTTTGTAAGTAAAAGCTGGCTTATAATTATATTTAAAATCTTTCATATAATTATCAACAACTTTACCTTTATATTTTTCTAATAGTTCTGCTTTGAAAGCTGTCTTCGCTTCTTCTTCAGTTAGGATAGGTACAGGTTCAAATCTTTTAATGTCATCATTCCATTTCCTATCTCTAGTTTCCCATTTATTAAATCTACAAAACCTATCTCCTAATGTGTAAAGAAGTTTATGATCTTCAGCAAATGTAATTAAAGTTTGTGATAATAATTTAACAAAAGGGACTTTTTTATGATAAGTATTAAACAAAACATTAGCTTCTTTTTTTGATAAGTTTAATTCTTTTTCTAATTTTAATTTACCCATACCATAGAACAATCCTAAGTTAATTGTTTTAGCCGTGGTCCTTGGTATGTTAGCCATGTCTGCTACAATCTGATGAAAGTCTGCATCGTCTTTATTAAACTCTTCTTCTAAACTGTCAGTACCTGGCAAACCTAATTTCAAAGCATAGTGTACAACGATTCTTGGTTCTTGTTGTGAGTAGTCAAACGATCCCCATTCTTGTCCTTGTTCAGGAATAAATAGTTCTCTCATCTTCTTACCGATGAATCCTCTTGCAGGTATCTGCTGTAGATTAGGATTAGACATAGAGAATCTTCCAGTAACTGTTCCTCCTTGATCAGATCTTATTTGATTGATGTCAGCATGTATTCTACCTTTATGAACATAACTTAATAAACCTTCCACAAAAGCTCCCTTAGCTTTGTCACACTCTCTTGCTTTAGCAATCATACGTAAGAAACGATTTGAATGTGTCTTTAAATAATTCTTAGGTAACTGAGGCATTCCAGACTTGGGAGTCTTTTGATAGTCTGTAATTTTTTGTTGATCTAAAAGTTTTTTAATAGAAGCTGAAGCCCATATCTCTACATCAACACCTGTTCTTGCTTTAATTATTTTTAATAAGTTGTCTCTTCTTTTCTCTAAAAGCTTACCTAGTTTTTCAGCTTTTTGGGTATCAATTCTAACGCCTTTAAACTTCATGTCAACTAAACATGGAAATAATTTTGTCTCTAAATCAAAAATATTTTTACAAGTTTTGTTTTCATTTGTATCTGTATTTATATATAATACTTCATTTAATTTTTTTTCAAATATGTTCCATAACTTAAGTGTTAGATTAACATCTTGCTCTGCATAATCTTTTACTAATGAATAAGATAGTTTATGCATGTTACTCATAGGGTCTTTAATACCAAACTCTGCTAAAGATTTTTCTTGTAGATCATATTTATATTTAGACTCTTTTAAATAATCTTTACTGATTGAATCTAAAGAGTATCTCATTCTTGTTTCATCAAGCACCGATGCCGCTATCATAGTATCAAGAAGTTTTCCCTTAGGCATCATACCTGTTACAGCTCTAATCCAACATACGTCATACATTGCATTGTGAAATACTTTTGCAATGTTTTCATTTTGAAATAACTTTTCGTTTAGATATTTCCATGTTGTAGTCGGGTCTAAATTATCTGTCATGGCATGGGCTATTGGATAATAAACAGTTTGTTTATCTGTTGCGATAGCAATACCACAAACAAAACCTTCTCCTCTGATGGCCCCTGATCCGTGTTTCTTCAGCGATGGATCGTATGTCTCTAAGTCGACAGCTACGGTTGTTACATCTGTAAGATCTAAATCTTTTAATGACGGTGCACTACACATTATTTGTAATCCCTTTCTTTTATCATTTCTAAGTAATGAATTGCTTTATCAATGTCTTGCTCTTTCCCTTTCGCTGCATGTCTGCATATGTACTTTATAGCTGATCCTTCTGCAAAGGGCAACCTGTTCTTATTTATAAACTCACTTGGCTGCATGGCCATCGATTTATAATGTGATCCTCCGATTTGTTTTTTGTATGCGCTCATCTTATTCCTAACCTCCTTTTACTTTTTGAATGGGTTGCTAATGTCCAACAATCAAAGATACCTCTACTGTAAGCAGTGTACTTTAATCTTAGTTGGGTAAAGTAGTTTTCAGGACGATGTAAACTTTCATCTACAATAACGTTATCAAACGTTAGTCCCTTAACATCGTGTATGTTGCCGTATTTAATTCTGACATCTCCATCAAAATCAAAACCTTTTTTAATAATCCTATTGATATAAATTAATCTATCTTCATCTGTCTTCTTTCTAACAAGATCATAACTATCGTGTTGTCTTGCATCTTCTTTTAAAAACTTTTCTTTAATTAGATACTCAACAGTGTAATCTTTTTTAATCCAATCTTTAAAAGGATCTTTGTCTTTTGACTTACCTCTAACTATTACTTTACTACCCATGTAATCCCAAAAAGCTTTTATCTGTGTAAGACTCATAGGTTCTCCTGCTAGAAACTTAGGCCAAAGATAATGACATTTTATTTCTTTTTTAGAAACATACGCTTGATTTTTTACATGAGAAAATTCTATAGCGTTCTGTTTAAAGAACTGTCTCACTCTTAGATCACCTGGTGTCTGTCGGTAAGTAAATAAGAATGTTTGTTTTGTTTCTTGAATTTTATTTAAAAGATAATCTAGTGCACTTGACCCTGTAAGATTGGGTAGATAAAAACTTTTACCTTTAATAGTGTCTCCTACTTTAAACCCTTCTTCTATCTTCCCCTGTTGTAAATGTCTTTCAGTATATATAGCTGGAGTCCAAGTTCTTTCATAACCATAGTGATTCCAAATAGGTTTTATAATCTGTTTACAAATATTATTAATTGTCTCGCCACATCTTTTACCATTCTCTAATTCTTCTGCATCCTTTGATAAATTGTGAAAATACTCTGGGTCTGATCCTGAGAACTCAAAGATTGTTTGATCAGCATCCCCTACCATATAAAAATTTCCATCTTTTACATTAGTTGACATTTTCTTTATAGCTTCAATCTGTGGTACATTACTGTCTTGAGCTTCGTCTATGATCAAAGCATCTATTTCTGGTGTCTTTGCTTCTGTTATAAAATCTTGAATCATATCTACAAAGTCATGAATACGTTCTCTATCTTTATAATCATCATAAACTTCTTTAAGTTCTGTTATGATTTTAAAATCATAAGGCCAATAACTATTTCTGTTTGTTTTAAACCAAAAGTTTTTTAAATCATTATGGTAACCATGACCATGAGCATCATTTAAAAATTTATAAAAAGGATGTTTCTTAGTTAAATCATCTGAAGGATTTATTTTAACTCTATTAAATAAAGCATTTTCAGTTGTTAAATTTAAATGATCTTGATAATCAAAAACATCTTTTCTTAAAAGTTTACCCTTACAATACTTATGGATGGTACAGATTTTATACTCTAAAGCTTTCTTTCTTACTCCTTTTTCCTTCATCAAAGGTATATCTAAAATAACATCTTTAATCTCATCTGCTGCAGTATTAGTGTGAGATAGAATAATTATATTCTCATGACCATATTTGTTAATAAGCTCAATATATTTATCCCTAATAAAAAAATTTGTTTTCCCTGTCCCTGGAGGACCTGATATAAATTTAGGCTTCATAATCTATTTGCTGTACTTCCTCTACAACTTCTCCTTCAACAAGAATATCTTCCTTGTCAATATCTGGTTTATCTATCTTCCAATATACAAAAGATTTATTGTTTGGATCTTTACCGTGTATCTTCTTACCTTCTAAAATCATTTGAATTTTCATAACAAGATCTACTCGTTTCATATTTATCTTTTGACTTTCTAAATAATCTTCAAACATATCTAGATTAAATTGTATTGAGCTTCTACCCAAATCAAAATAGGGAAGTTTATGATTGTATAATTCTTTCTTATCTGTGTAAGCTTTTTCTTTTCTAATATAAGACTTGAAATATTTTTTAAATCTTAAGTTCTCATTTGCTTCTTCAACATAATTTTCAGATCTACTTCTTGCTTCATATTTTGCTCGCATTATCTTTTCAAATTCAACGGGTTTCATTTTAGGAACCCATACAGAAGCTTGACTAATAACTTCATCGTAAAACAAATGTTGTTTCATAAGTGTTGGACCCGATACTATGATTTGAACTTGCTTTGGTTTATCATTAACAACCGCATTTACTTTTACAAGATATCTATTCTGTCCATATTCTATGATGTCTCCTATTGCAGCTTGACCTTCAACTGCTTCGTTCGTAATACCTACCCAACTGAATAAAGTTTGAATAGCCGATACACTACAATTATCTCCAACAGATTGTGCAATCGTTGGCATTCCTAATTTTCTCTGTGCTTTAGCGTGTGATGTACCTTTGTTATTTCTTTTATCTGGGTCGTGATCTTTTGCTATTACAGCAATACGATAAATAAAATCATCGATGTCTTCAGGTTTCCATTTTGTATGGTTTAGTAAAACTCCTGCTATTGCTGTACAGAAATTATCTCTATCTCCTTTATCAGGATAAATGATACATAGTGCTGTAGATAAAGCTAACTTACCTACATCCATTTGTAAGTCACCAGTATATTCATGGATACCTTCAAAATGTTCCCATTCAATTGGTTCGTTTGTTGTATGGTATTTTGTTTCCGGTACTAAAGTATATTGTTGAATGTCATGTCTTATCTCGCAAAGCGTAGCCCCGTGAGCATATTTTTCATAAATTTTTTGTAAATCTTTTGGTAATATAAATTTTTTAGGTTTAGCTGTGCCAGCCCATAAATAATGATTTGTTGGACTGTTCTTTCTTCCAAATATAGCGCCACATTTCTTAATATAATAATCTGTAAAATATTTTACAAAGTCATTATCAATATCTAAATCAATGTATTTGTCTAAACGTAAACCCATTTGTTTGTTTACGTGTTCTGATCTCCATTCTTCTTTCGTAATTTTAAAATTGATGTCTGACCATTTTTTAACCACGGATCGTTTGTTCTCACATGGTATAATAATATGATCAGTATCTAACCAATCTTCATACGTCTTTGGCGCGTTGTCATTCACTTTGTTCATATAAATAAAGCGAGGCGGATCCAGTCTCCCATCACCGCCTCAGTTATTCCCGCAGGAAACTATAAATTTATTTTCCTAGCTTTAGGTGATTCTTCAGTTTCTGGTTTAGCTTGAACTTCGCCTTTGCTTACGCTAGCTGCAAAATTTTTCGCTATCTCATAAACTCCTTTATCTTGAACTGGTCCAACTGTGGACACATCCCAACCAAACCAAGTTCCTTTGTCGTTAGACATCTGAACTGTTTTTAGTTTATAAATGTGGCTATATGTTGGCGGTGTGAATAAACCGTTCTTACCTTGCATTTTCAAACCCATCATCATTGAGTTCCATTTTCTACTCACTTTTAATTGAGTAGCTTTCATAGAAATCAAAGCTGTTGTTGGGCTTTTACTTAGCAAAATAACAAAGTGATTCGCAGTGTTCTCGATATAATTACCATTTGATAATCTATCTTTGTAAGACTTATCTCTTGTAGTCTTACTCATAATATCACTACTAGCTTCATGTATTGCTACAGGAGCTCCTTTGCTCTCACCTCTGTCTTGCCATTCTACAAGTTGTCTTTTGTAGTATACTGGCAAAACATCTATCCCCTTATCACCATCAAAAATTTCATTTGTGACAGTGTTGAGAATCATGCCTGGTTCTGCACCTTCGACATGCTTCCCATCCCTTTTGTTTACTTCAGGAGATAGTTGTCCTAAGACTTTCAAAAATGGTAATGCAAGATCTTCTTGCGCCATGTTTTGAGAGCCAGCATTTGCATCTGCTTCAAATAAGTTTGTAGCTAATGCACCTGCATTTTCTTTTTTTTGTACTTGACTCATGGTTATTGTTTCCTTTTTATTGTTGTCTTATTCTCAGTGAATACACCGAAAATTTCCGTTGGCATTTCTTTACCTGCCTCGATACGTTCACGGACTAACGCTTTCAAAGTCATGGGTTCAACCTTCAACTTTTGTGTCGGTTGGAACCCTTGACCTTTCGCAAGTTCGGCATAATCAGCCGCCTTGTTATCTTCGTTGCGACCAAAGGATACGGATATCTCGTTTTTGATTATATCCCCTAGTCCATTTTTACGAAGCCAGTTAAACGCCGCTTCCTTATTAGCCACACTGATGTGTGCTCTATACGACGTTGAGACTTTGATGGATGACCCATCTTGAAGTCTTAATTCTGATAAACCCATTTCAGAAAGCATTGTAGGGATTACTTCACCTGACAATCTTTCTAATTCTTTTTTCTTTTCTTTTAGTTTATTTTCAGTTTCTTTTATATCAGCATCTAAAGATTCTAGTGTTTGAACCTGATCTGCTAAAGACTGAATGTTATCTGTTTTATTTAACAGATCTTCTTTATCTTTTTCAAAGTTGATTTGACTCATGTATTTCTCCTTTATTATAAATGTCTATCTCAATTGGATAGTATCTTCTTTCTTGTTTGTCCCATTTTAATAAATTAAATTTACCATTTGTCAAGTCTGAAACTATACAGCAGGCAACACCTATTAAAGCAGGATCGCCAGTTAGTAATAAATAATCATCTTGTCGGAAGTCTTTCAATAATCTTTTTAACTTTAAGATTAATGGTCCAGGTGAAAAAATCATTTGTGCTCTTTCGTCTAGTAGAAATTTTATTCTACCATAACCCGTTGCACCCATAATATTTATTTTTGGACGACCATCTCTAGTGCCTGCAATCTCTTGCAACACATGTACGATAGGCTCCCTATCTTTTTTTATTTCTGAGTAATTTATACTTTCTGGCATTGACAAACATATAAGCTTTATTATATAGTATGTCAATAGAAAGAAGATATAATAATTATGAACTACAAGTTTAAAACTAAACCGTATGCGCATCAGTTAACTGCGTTAGAAAAATCGTGGAATAAAGAAAGCTATGCTTACTTTATGGAAATGGGTACAGGTAAAACTAAAGTGCTTATTGATAACATGGCTATGTTATATGATAAAGGCGCTATAAATGGTGCTTTAATTGTTGCACCTAAAGGAGTTATTGGTACTTGGTACAATCAAGAAATACCTACTCACTTACCTGATCATATAAAGAATGTGTCAGTATTGTGGCAATCTAATATAAATAAAACTCAACAAGAAAAACTTAATACTTTATTTGAAACAGGAGAAGATCTTCATATTTTAATTATGAATGTTGAGGCTTTCAGCACAGATAAAGGTAAAACATTTGCAGCTAAATTTTTAAGAACACATAAAACTTTAACAGCCATTGATGAAAGTACAGTTATTAAAAATCCTAAAGCTAAAAGAACTAAAAATATATTAGCCCTAGCTGATCTTTGTAAGTACAGAAGAATCATGACAGGATCACCGGTAACAAAGAATCCACTAGATTTATATTCACAGTGTAATTTCTTAGACCCTTTCCTATTAAACTTTCATTCTTATTTTGCTTTTAGAAATAGATATGCAGAAATGAAAACATTACATATGCATGGTAGACAAATACAAATCGTTAATGGTTTTAAAAATTTATCTGAACTATCTGATAAACTAAAAGGTTTTTCTTACCGTGTATTAAAAGAAGATTGTTTAGATTTACCTCCTAAGATATGGACTAAACGACATATAACTTTAACACCTGAACAAGCCAAAGTTTATAAACAAATGAAAGAGCAAGCCTTGGCTGTTTTAAAAGGTAAACAAGTTACATCTGTATCTGCACTTACTCAGTTAATGAGATTACATCAGATTACTTGCGGTCACTTTGCTGCCGATGATGGTTCTGTTCAACAAATTAAAAACAACAGACTATCTGAACTTATGGATGTATTAGAAGAGACAGAAGGTAAAGCTATTATATGGGCTCACTATCAACATGATATTAAAAACATTGTAAAAGAAATAGAGAAGGTTCATGGTCCGGGTTCCGTGGTGACTTATTATGGGCTCACGCCTCAAGATGAAAGACAAGATAATATTAAACAGTTTCAATCGAATGATGAAGTACGGTTCTTAATCGGTACACCAGCAACGGGTGGTTATGGTATTACACTTACTCAAGCCAACACCGTAATCTATTATTCTAACGGTTATGATTTAGAGAAAAGATTACAATCAGAAGATAGAGCACACAGAATAGGACAAAAGAAATCAGTAACGTATGTTGATATTATGGCAGAAGATACTGTTGATGAGAAGATTGTAAAAGCTTTACGTAAGAAAATTAATATTGCTTCTGAAGTTATGGGTGAAGAATTAAAAGATTGGATCTAAGTTAATAACTTATCAAAAAAGAATAAGGCCACAGTCCCCACCGCAACCAATAATACCCAATAGATTTTGTCTATCTTGCCACCCAATTTGTCAATATCCTCATGCATATGTTTTAAATGATTATTTTTAATCTGGGAAATATCTTTTTTTAATCCAGTCACGTGACCGTATAAGGAAAGAATGTGTTCTCTAGTATTTTTGGGTTGTATAGCCATGTTATATATTTTTCTTTTGAGCGATTAGATTACCTAGTTCATCTCTTGGAAATAAACTAGCATAAGTACTACCTTGTGTCGACTGTGTTTGTTGAGACACAGGACTAATAGGCGCGGGCATTGGTGTTCTTAATGGTGGAGCTTGAACTTGAGGTTCTAATTGTGTTGTTTCTTCTTGTTGAGTTGTTTTTATATTAGAGAAATCTAATTGATCTTCCAATAAATCTAAATTTCTGTTTTCATTTATTATTTTTGTAATAGTTGGTAAAGTTGTTAAGTATGGATTAGGTAAGTTTATACCTTCTTTTTGATTTAAATCTCTTGTTATCTCAGCCATCCTTGTTGCAAAAAACTTACTTGGTCTGCTAGGAGTATAAACTCCTCTCATTAGACCATCAAAAACATCCTTACTAATTCCCCTTCTTCTTACTTTTTGTCTAATTTTATATTCTGGAACACCTAGTTCTCTAGCCGCTAATATGTTTTGATTCATTTCTTTAACTTCAGCAAGTTTTCTAGTTTCAGAATAAGCATAAGTATCTAAAAGTTTTTCTGGAGAAACTCTTCCTCCTCTTAACAAACTAGCATTAAATAAATTATTAGCATTTTTTAATTGTCTACCAAATCTTGTAGTCATAAATACTAAACCTTTTTCAGGTTTACTTTGAATAGGTCTAAAACCAAATATACCTTTTAATTCATCATTAAGTTCAAAAGATTCTCCGTATTTTGGATCTGTTTTACCTAAAGCTGTTCTACCTATTCTTTTCAATTGTTCATAAGAGCCTGGTTCAAAAGATTCAGCTACGTGAAAAATACCTTTCTGTATTTTAACAAAAGGGTCATCCGCTTCTTGCCATACTCTTCTTCCGTTTTTACCTATACCTCTTCTAATAGTTGAATCAATTAAGGCTTCAGTAAAGATTGACTCAGATGCAAATGGTTCTAACAGTTCTACTGTTCCTTCTGCCATACCTTCTCCTAAAGCTTGAGCTAAAGAATCTTTTGTCTGTGCACTATCTCCTATTTTGTTTAACACAGCTCTAAAAGGTCTTAGCAAAGGATCATAAGCATTAGTATAACTAAAATCTATATATTTAATATAACCATTTTCATCTCTGTCTACCGGAAGTAACGTTGAGTTTTTAGACCATTCAGGAACAAACTTTCTCAATGCATTCAGCTCCTCATTACTTACATTATTTTTTGCTTTATAAAGTTCTGTTAAACCTTTAGGTAGTGCTAGTATTGTAGACCCAAAACCAAACAATCTTTGCAGACCAATATTTCTTATGTCTGGAATACCACTCGTTATTTCATTTATAGCTTGTGCCATAATATTGTTTCCCGTTCTCATAATTTCTAAAGGAAATGCAATAAAATTTCCAAAAGGTGTCTGTCTTAAAGCTTTACCTGTTCTTCCTATGTAGTTATAATTAGGAACTAGATCTCTAACTAAACTGCCTCCAATCTCATCTAAAAAACCTTCAAAAGATTCAGCGACCACATCTTGTTTTTTAACTAGTCCTCTAAAATATTTAGCTGTGTCATCTAAAATTTTTGGTTCCATTCCTAATTCTCTTGCAAGATTATCAAATCCAGGATTAGTTGCACCTGTAGGTAAAAGTCTATCTGGTGCAGTAAGGACTTTCATATAGTTTTTTTTATTTACGCCTAAATTTTCAACAACATTACCATATCTATTTCGTTCTACTCCCCATGTTAAACTTTTCCAATAATCATCTTCTTTTAAATATAACTCTTGTAATTTTCCATAAACACCTCTTAACTGATTGGTTGTTTTACTAGCTAAATTATCTAGGTTTTGATAAACTTTTTTATCCATAGCACCAGGATCTGTAAAAATATCTCTAACTAAAGCATCCATGTCTCGACCAACAACTGAACTTCCTAATACATCTACTCTTTGCATTCTTTTTCTAAGAAGTTGATAAGGAGCTGAGGCTTCTTTTCCAAACGTTCCTTTAAAACTAGTACCGTATGCTTGACTAAACATACCTTTTCCTCCAAACATTTGAGGAGCAAGAGCGGAGATGTTACCATATCCTGGAGCAAAAATTCCGTTTGCTCCAGCAAAAGCCCCTGCACTTATAAAGTTACGAACGTGCGTGATTGGTGATAATATAGTTTTTGCAACTTGTGAAACAGCTTTAGGTAAAAGAATCATCATCTTATAAGCAGTTCCAACATCTGATCTATTTAATATATTTGAAGTCACATCAAATACTTGATCATAAATAGGAGCTCTTAGATATTTTCCATCTAATGACGATAGGCCTTTGAATTCTCCACCAGCCTCTATTTTTGGAGAAGTATACTGTTTAAATCTTTTACTATCATTTAGTGCACTAGATCCAAATTGATCGACAATTTCTTTTTCAGTATAAACAAATTTACTTACTCCGCTTTTTGACCCAATAGTATTTATCTCATCTAAATATTTAATAGTTGAGTTTAAATTAGCTTGTTTCATTATTGTAGCATAAAAAGTATAAGAAGGATCTTTAATAACTCCTGCTATTTCTCTTTGCCATGGCTCTAAAATTTTTTCTTTTAAAGCTGAAGTCTGAACTCTAATTCCTTCTATTTCTTTTTGAACTGTATTGTCGGGTGTTTTCTGTTTAATTTTAGGTCCTGTTGCATCAATATCTTTTTTTGAAGGATTGTCCATTACAGTTTTAGGACCATTTTTAAATTCGCTAGAAGCAACGTCCACTTCATCAATTGATCTTGTTTTTAAAAATGCATCTACTTCGATTTCTGCTCTTATTCTTGCTTTATCAATAACTTCTTGAGGGACTTTATCTGTAGGCTTTAAATTATTTTTTTTTCTATAAATATTTTCTTGTTGTTCTACAAATAATTTTACTGCATTATTATGTTGTTCTGCAGTAATTTTATATTTTTTAAGAGGCATTACTCTATTAAATGCTTTATACTCAGTAGTAAAATATCCTCCAATATTTTGACGAACTGTTTTTGAAACTTCTTCTGGTAAACCTAATCCAAGAGTAGTTAATGACATATTATCAATATCTCTTCTAACTCTAAAAATAGAATTAATTAAAGGTTGTGCAGCACCTTCTTGACCAGCCGCTTCATCCACCATTTTTTTAATTTCTTTTAATTGATTATTTAATTTATAATCACTTTTAACAAATTTTGTTTTAGAAAGAATTGGTTTAGGATTTTCTATTGTACCTAATATTTTTTTCTTAACTTCTGGCTTTAACAATTGATCTGTAACATCAGAAGGCTCAATTGTTTTTTGAACTAATTCTAAAAACTTTTCTTGTTTAGCTTGAGGAGTTAAATTTTCTCCTACTAAAAATTTATCTTCAATAATTTTATATGTTTCTTTTAAATCTTGATTAAATCTTTTAGAAACTTTTGTTGAAACTTCATCTGCTATAAGTGTTTCTGCTGCTGCAGTTCTTTTAGATTGAAAAGTATCCAAAGTTCCTGTTGTTTGTTTTCTTAATCCTAACCAGTATTTTTCTAAAACACCTTTTAAGCCGTCTTGATATTGCTGTAATCCCGTTTCAACAAATTCAATATCATTTTTTGGAATGCTACCATCTTTGATTTTACTTTCACTTAAAACTTCTCCAGTGCTTTTTCTGATATACTGACCAGTTGGTTTTTGCAATTTAGATACTCCTTTACCCAATCCAGCAATAGCTGCATTAAAGAGTGCTCCTTCAGTAGCAAATTTAATTCTGTTTAATAATTTTCTTCCTGCCTCTTCTCTTCCTGCTTTATCTGTACTCTTATCCATCATTGTTATAGCATAAGGCTCTAAAGAAGTTCCTCTAGCCATGTCTGCAAATGTTCCTATATCTTCATCGGCTACAAACCCTTCTCCTATACCTCCCCCTATAATAGCCCCTGTTTTAGGGCCTATTATTTTTGCTCCATACTTAGATAAACTAAAATATTTGTTTGCTTGTTTTGCTTGAAGTGCTCTTTGTGCTAATTTTTTTCCTATAGATGTCCCTGCTTTTATTCCAAGAGCTGCTCCCCCTATTGCAACAGGAGCGATTTGAGTTATTGCTTGAACAACTTTACCAACAGTTCTAGCTTCTGCTTCATCATCAAAGGGATTTACCTCATCAAACCATTCTTCAACTTCTTTTGCTTTATCTGTATCTCCAATTAAATCGTATAATTCAGCACCTAAAGATACAAATCCTTTTGGTATATTCCATACACCTGTAGCTACTCCAGCTAAAGCAGATTCAAAAAAACCTACGTTTTCTTCTTTAGGTTTAGAGCCATAAATTTCATCAATACTTTGTGGCATTTAACCTCCTTTAAGTTTCTAATGCTTCGGCTTCTTGAACACTTAAAAATTCTTTCTTATCTGCGTTATAAACTTTTAAGTCTCCACTATCATTAAAGTAATAATGCATGCCTTTTTTAGGAAGATCTTTTCTTTCAGGTTGTTTTTGATTAAATTTACCAGCCAAAGGAGAATTTGTTATTCTTAGTGAGTCTAAAGAGTTAGCAGCTTTATAGCTTGCATCTGCTGATAAACCATAATTAGTAATTAAATTTTCGGCAACAGTTTCAATTCTTTTAGCTGATATTCCTAATTCAGTAGCTGTTGGGCCATCCATTCTTTTCATGGCTGCTTGTAAAGCAAGAAGTTTGGGAGCTATTTCTTCTTCTCTTTGTTTTTCTCTTAAAGTTTGTAAATTAGTTATTGCAGGGGCTGCTGCTTTTCCAACAACTTGTGCTATATCACCTCCAGGCTGCGCGAGTATCCCTAGTCCTACTTTTGCTAATTCTAAAAATTTTGATCTTTTAATTTCATCAGTATCAGGTTTTAATTGCTCTTGGATTACTGGTAAATATTCTTGAAAGTATTTTTCAAATTGGCTAGAAGCAGCTTCTGGTTTTGTAAGTTTTTTTAATTTTTCTAATTGATTAGCGGTTTCATTATTATTTGTTGCCGTTGGTGGAAGTTTATAATCAAGGTCTAACCCTGCTGCTTTTGCTGTTTCTATTTGTTCTTGTTGTTTCGTAGCATAATCAGTTCCTCCCATTAACTTATCTCCTGTTTTAAACATCTCGTAAGCTTTTTCAGGTTGTGTCTTTATAAGCTCTAAAATACCTTCTCCTTTAAGTGAGGGAGGAGGTGATATTTGTAATCCTTCTAAAACATCTGTTTCTGGAACTCCCCCTAATTGAATATTTTTAATAAATTCTTCATATTGTTTTCTAATGTAGGGCTCTGTAATTTGTGTTTGTTTTTGTAATTTTTTTCCTGCAATAATTTCTTCAAGCCCTGGTCCAGTTCCGTTAGCATATCCAGGTCTTGATTCCGTTAAACCAGACATAATACCTTCGTTAGGTGTTCCACCTTTTCTAAACATTGGTCTTTTTAAAGTTCTATTCATTATTTTCTTAAACCTCCATACAAGCCAGCGATTGTTGAACCAATACCTAATGCTGTTTGTAATGGAGAAGCGCTAGGTGTAGATGAAAATTGATATTGAGCTGGATATCCGCCCATTAAGCCCGTGATCCCTGATCCATAAAATCCTAGTCTTTCGTATGGTTCCATGGCTTGTGCTCTAGCAGCTTGTGTTTGTGCTTCTAGTTGTGCTTGTTCTTGCGCCTGTTGAATTGAACCTACTTGACCTAAAGTTCCGATTTGCTCTCTTTGCAATCCAGGAACAAGAGTTGCTAAACCTAATTGTTGCTGTTGTGCTCTAGCTGCAGCTTGCTGTGCTTGTTGAAAACCTTGTTGTTGTAAACCTGCTTGTAATAAAGCTCTTTCTCTTGCAGCGCCTGTGCCAAACTCTGCTAGTTGAACACCTTCTCTACCTCCGCCAAATGCACCAGCTGAAACAGCTTGATCTCTAATTGCTTGTTCTTGTATTTGTCTTTGTCTATCAAACTCTGATAATGTTACATCAATAACATCTTGTTGATAAGGAGACATGAAAGGTTGTTGTGCTGCTGTAACGCCTGCAGCTGTAACTTGTCCTGTTGATGGATCTACTCCACCTAATCTTTGTGCTTCAGTTATAAAAGGTTGAAATGAACCAATACCTGATTGAGCTAATTCTGCTGCTTTAGTTTGTAATACATCTTGTCCTGCAACTTGCGGAGCAAATTGAGTTACATCTATAGGTTGGGCCGTTAACGCTGTAATTTGTTTAGCGTAATCTTTGCCTAACTCTTCTATAAACGGTGCGGGTAATGTTCTTGTTTCTGTAATAGCCATTATATTTTATTTTCCAATTGTTTCATAGTGTTATACATTTTTTGAGCGCCTTTATCAACACTTCCTCCACCTGCTGCTCTAACAGCATCAGCCGTGAAAACGAACTCATTTTTAGATAGTCTAGCAGGTACATCATCAGCTTTTTCTTTTTTTCCTATAGGTACAAAACCTCCATCTCTTAGGTCCATTTCTTTACCATCAAGATCCATCAGACCTCCTTCTGCTTTACTATCTCTCATAATCTCCTTCATTAGCATTTCATAAGAATCAGGGTCCATTTTATCCTTCATAGATTGTAATCGTTCTATTTGAATTTTTAATATTTCTTCTTTTGGTTTACCTTTTGGCATAACAAAATTTTTTTCTGCTTCTGTTATCTTACGCATAGCTTCTTGAAACTCTGCTGATGTCATTTCTTTTCCTTCAGCATCAGTGTATTTAACTCCATCTCTGTACTCAGCTAAAGGTCTATCTCTTTTTTCTAGCATTTTAAAAAGTTCTTTTTCTTCTTTTGATGGAAGTTTAATTGGAGGAGTTTCTGGTTCAGGAAGATCTTTCTGCCTTTGCTCAAATAATTGTTTAGCTCTTTCAACTGTAGTTAAACCACCTTCAGCTGCACTTAATCTAAACGCTTGTGGTAATTGAAAATATAATTCATTAGGATCACTATATCCTAATGCAGCTTTTCTAATACCAGGAATATCAATACCTCTATCAGTACCATATGTTCTTGCAATTGCTTGTTCTAAAGTTTCTTCATCCTCTTCATCTGGTGTTGCCATGTAACCAAGTAAAGAAGGTATACCAATACCGGCAATCTTACCTAATGTTGTAAGATCAAATTTACCTGGTGTTTTTGTTAAACGTAATTTATTTAACAATCCTTTAGATGCAACTTCACCATAATCCATAGCTTGTTTACCAACTATATAATCTTTTAATCCTCCCAATGAACTCATCATTCCTGGTCTTGTTAAACCATAAGCGCCAGCCGCTAATAATGCAGCTTTACCTACATCGCTTTTTACTAATTTTTTAATTGGTCTTGTAATTTTTTTAACTAAACTTCCTAAACCATATTTTTGTCTAACTTCTCCTCCCTCAGCTGCAGCAAATCTTGGGTCTAACATAAATGGGCTTGGCTGAGCTTCTCTTAGAGATGCAATGTATTGTGCTAGTTCACTTGGTTGTTCCTCCATCTGAGATGCAATACCTACAGCTGGAGATACTAATGGCATAACCGGTGTTGTATCATCTTCTGTTGTCGGGGTTGGACCTTTAAATTTTGCATTTGGATCTATTAAACCTAATCTATTTAATAAACCTATACCTAACTGTGCTTTTCTAAAAGCACCATAAGGAGGAAAAGCTGTTTGTAAAGCTACATCTACTGCACCTTTACCTATTCCTTTTGCTATTTCTTTAGCTAATTTAGTTTTAGTTACGTTATTAGAATCTCCTTCAAATCCTCCACCAGGACTTGCTTCTCTACCTACATTTGTAGCGTAATCGGTTAAATCATCTTGAACACTATACCCTCCATCAGCAAATTCCACTCTGCCCCCTGAAGCCATTAATTGTTTTGCGATTTTTGATCTGTTTATGCCCATAATTTTAGTTAAATTTTAAGTGAAGCAGGAATAAAACCTGAACACTTACCTTACTTTGTTTTTCCAAATAAATCAAGGCTTGGCATGATAACTTTGACATCTCTTCTAATGTCTTGTTCTGGAACGTTTTTAGCC